CTCGAACCTCAAGGCCTTCTTCAATGGCAATCAAGACCTTGAAGCTTGGGCCAGGGAAGTCATGGAGACGTCAGAACAGCACGATCTAGGCAAGCTTGAGCTCTGCCCAGGATCAGCTGCTCGTGTACAGAGGCTAGTCCAGATTGGACGAGAACTAGCTGTCAACAAGTCTCTAACGACCACACTTGGCATCCAGATGCATAGGGCTGCTACAAAAGAGCTAGACAAGCTCCACCTTATTCACAACAAAGCGGGTATCGGTAAAGAATCTAAGCCGGAACCTCTTGGAATCCTCATTATGGGAGAGTCTGGTGTTGGTAAATCCTTCACTACGCAAAGACTCATGAAGTACACAGGCATTCGCCTGATGAACAAACCCAGACGCGAAGCGTTCATGGAAGATTTCAACAGTGAGGTGTGGGCTTGCTGCAATGAAGAGGAGCACGCCAATGGTTACAAAGGCCAGTTCTTCTGCGTCATCGATGACCTGGGCCAGCACAAGGTGGCACCAGGAGCCAAAACAGACGCCCTCTCAGTGATTCGTTTCATCAACTCCAACCCCCAGAAGCTAAACATGGCTGCGTTACATGAAAAGGGAAATGTGTCTTTCACGTCGGAGATGATATTTGCGTCCACCAACCTCTACTCCTTTTGGGATCAGAACATTGTTCAACCTGAGGCATTTTTGAGGCGTTGGTCTGAGATTGTCATCATGGCACCCAAGAAAGAGTGGTGCACTGAGAAGACAAGAGAGGGTCCAGTCAAAGGCAGGAGGCTTGATTACTCTCTGCTAGAAGGCGGGTTCAACAGAGATGTCGCCGAGTTCCACTTGCAGGAGATTGTGGACGTCGAGCAGCAGACCTACAAGACAAGGGCCATTATGGATTTGGATGCATTTGAGGACCACGTTGTGCAGCTTTATATGAAGAAGAAGGAGGCACACTTGAAGCTGATTGATTCCATCCAGAAGGAGGCAGAGGCCAAACTCGCTCTTGTCGAGAAAGAGGAAGAAGCTGCCCTCCAGTACCAATGTGGCTTTGAAACCGCTGAGCAGATGGATGCAGCTGGTCTGCCACGACGGACATGGGCCGAGTGGGCTTCACAGTCCGCTAAGTCTCTGCAGAAAACCTTCGCTGCTTGCGTGTTCAAACCCGTCATGAGGCGGGTCGTCACCCTCAGAGGTATGCTTGTAATCTTCCAGAAAGAGGTGATTGCCCAGTACGCGAAAGTGTGTGCTATGTCTACAAAGGAGAAAGTTCTACTTGTCTCTTTGTTTGTGATCTTGACGGTCGCATTCATCACATGCATAGTCCCCATGATCCGTCAGAACAAGCAACCTGAAGAAGAGGACACTCAAGCGCTCCTGAAGCGTTCCGAAGAGGTGCCAGACCTAGATGCGTTCATTCAGTTGGTTCAAACCGACAACAAGAATCGCCTCAAAAAGGTCGGCGTCAAAGTGGACGTCAGTGAAGCTGGAAAGGAGAAACACAAGCAATTTCTCATCAAGGAGGGCCTCAAGAACACAGAGCGGAAGCTTGTCTACACGCTCCTCCACACGGGCAAGAAACGTGTCATCACACATGTGCTGGATCAGAAATACCAGTCCATGCTCTTTGCCCAACCATCGGCTTACTCCCAGTTTGCAACCAACTACGTTAGTGGCCTCTTCAGGCGTAACGTCTACCACATGTACACTGGGACCCGTACAGTCGACGAACCTTCGGGGGGCAAGGTCACAATTGTGAAAGATGCCCTCATGCTCATAAACAAGCATTTCATTTACGAGATCAAGGCTGCTGCCCTCAATGACAAGACTGGTGCTCAGTGCATCCGGTTCGTCCCACACGCGCAGCCCACAAAAGAGATCTTGATACCGTACACCCACTTTGTGGATCCGGCAAACGTATCTGGAATGGACTCAACAGAGGATGCAGTTCTTGTTGACTGCCAAGCCTACATGTCACCACATAGAGACATCACGTCTAAGTTTGTGAGCAACCTTGACAGCGAGGCCATGAGAGATCATGAGTTCACCGTGTATGTCCCACCATCACCAAGCCACATGAAGCAACATGATGTGCTAGGCCATTACGCAGATACAGTACCTGTTGGCAAAAACCGCCACAAGGGAATGTTCTGGTACCAGGCCCCAACAGTGGATGGAGACTGCGGTGGACTCGTCCTCGAGAGCCGAGACCGAGACTCGTGCGCACGCATCGTTGGAATACATGCAGCTGGTGAGAACCGTAACAGTTCTTCCAAGCTTGCCTTCGCCCAACGCGTGAGCAGAGAGTATCTGCATGAGCTTGCCTCAAAGTGGCCCCGCACGGTCACTGCACGCCCAATGGATGACGGTGTTGATTACGAAGCCAGCACCTTCATGTCACTGGACGTTGTGAGGAAGGACACCAAGCACAACATTTTGAATGTTGACTGCTCGCTCGCGCCGAGCTTCATGCACGGATGGAGGGGTGAACCCACACGCGTACCAGCGCGTATGTCCCCCTTCACGAACTCTGCGGGAGAGTATAAAATCCCGTTAGAGATCGCCCTTCGGGGTGAGCTCTCCAACAATGTGCCCATTGACCCAAAGATGGTCGACGCTTGCGTCAACCACCTCGCCAACAAGCTTCTCCCTTTCATGAAAAGGAGGGGGAAAGTGCTCACTGTCGAAGAGGGAATCAACGGACTGCCAGACAGTCCGCTGCGCCCTATACAGCGAGCAACATCAGCAGGGTACTACGGACTCCACAACCCAGAGGTCAAACCTGGGAAGAGGGGTGCGTTCGGCGCAGATGGTCCATACACATTGGACACTCCAGAGGCAAAGCGTCTCATTGCCAAGGTTGAGGCAGATTGGGAGCAAATGAAACAGGGTAAACCTGTTGATGCTCCCTACTTGCTCTTCATGAAGCAGGAGAAGCGGTCGCTCTCAAAGGTCGAGGCCGGAAAGGCTAGACTGGTCAAAGCAGCTTCAGTTGATGATGCCATTAACATGAGGCGCGCCTATGGTGCATTCATTGCTGACCTCATGGAGTTCCAGACCCTGTGTGGAGTCGCAGTCGGGATTAACCCCCTCGGCCGTGACTGGGATGGTCTTGTTAAACACGTCCAGAAAAAGGGCAAATGGCTCATTGCTGGAGATTTCGGCAGTTTTGACGCTACACAGACAAGACAACACATCCTTGCTGTGTTGAGGACCATGGCCAAAGCCGCTGGCCACAAGGGTAAAGAGATGGAGAACATTTTGGCTTGCATTGCCGAGACCCTCGCTTCACCCCGCTGCATGATCGGTAACGTGGTCTACCAGAATGATCACAGCATGCCATCTGGCAACATTGCTACCTCCATCATCAACTCGCTCCACGTGCAGTTGCTGATGTCCATTGCATGGATCCTTCTCATGAAGGAGGAAGGGGAGACCTTCACAGCGTGCCTTCAAAGGTACGAG